TCACGAATCTGTTTACCCATCTCAAATAAAGCTTCTTCATTGGATAGCTTACCTTCTTCCGTATCTGTAACGTCAACCAAACGTGTTGCGTTTCTGTCTAATGCTTCGTTACCAATGGTATCTACTTCTAGTTCAAACGGTTCAGGTTTAGGCATAGAAAACTTTTCAGGCTCACCTTCTATAACAGGCTCCGATATACGTGATGGTAGGTTAACACTCTTAAGCGTTTGTAGTGCATCATCCATGTCATACGAAGGTTTCTCAGGCTCAGTAGTTAGAGCTTTCTTAGCTTCATCTTCATCACCGAAGTAACCCTGTAGTAACCCATAGAACATATCAGACCAGCTATCTGATTCAGGTTCTTCCTTCTCAGGTTGAACACCTATACCACGACTACGAGGCTTAAACTTACTGCCCATCTCTACTGGTTCATCTAGGTCTATTTTATAGTTATAGTCTGCCATTGGGTTTACCTTATATAATCTCAGCGATGATTGCACCTGCTGCTGATGCTAGTGCAGCAGACTTAGTTGCAGCGCTTGTAGTTGCAGAAGCTTCGTTACGCATAGTCTGTAGTGCAATCTCTGTAGCACGATCAGCGTTATTGTTAGCTGTCTGGAATGCGTAACTCATCTGATCACGTTCAGCTTGCATTTGTGCTTCATACACAGCTAAAGACATATCATTCTCTGCACGAGCAGCATCACGGTTAGCTTGGTTTATTGCAGCAGTATCAGTTAGTGCAATGTCTTGCGCCCACTTAGCATTGGCTTGCTCAATAACAAGAGCGTTAGTAGCATTAAACTCTTCACGTCTGTTTTCTTGTTCTTTGTTAAACTGCTCTATAGCATTAGCTTCACCAGCGTTAAAACGTTTCATGCCATTACTTTGATCTACATTAAACTGATCTACTTGTGCAGTAAGGCTATCATAGAATTGATTAGTTTGATTCTCTGATGTAGAGTTGAACTGTTCAGCAGCGTTTTCAGCAGCTTGATCAGAAAGTAATGACTGTACGATAGACTGAGACTTAAACATAGTAGCTTGTTGCTCATTAGTCAGGTTAGCCATGTCCATCTGTAGGAAAGAGTTAGCATACTGGATAGCAGCCTGTTGTCTATTGTTTAAGTTAGTAATATCAACTTGTGACATAGCTGCTGCATCTGCCATAATCTTAGCATTACGTGCGTCTAAGTTAGCAATATCTACAGTCTGAGCTAGTCGTGAATTCTCTAGTGCAATCTGCTGTTCAGCATTAAAGTTGATATTAGCTACATCAGCGATACGTGCAGCGTTCTGCACACGTGCTTGGAACTCTTGGTCAAACTCCATGCCAAGGAACTTAGAGCGTTGCTCAGCAGCGAACATAGCAGCTTGCTGTCTGTTAGACAGGTTCTGAGCTTCAAAGCTAGCACGAGTAGCAGCATCAGCTTGTGCAATAGGTAGCGCAGACTCCATAGCAGCTTGTACAATAGCCTGTCCTGCCATGCTTGATGCACCTAGCCCACGAGCAGCTAGCGTTGCTGTAGCAGCCCTCATAGCCCCTGCAGCCCATGCTGGTGTCTCCCCACCCTCAAACTGCTCTAGTAGGTTAGTAAGCTGTCCTTGTACTGTAGCCTCAGTAGATGGAACACCAGTAGCTGCTTCAAAGTTAGTCTCTGCTTTAGCACGTTCAAAGTCTACAGTACCTGAGATCATCTCTTCTGGCTGTACTTCAAGTCTATCAGGTGCCATGACTTGCGTAGCTTCTTCGATCTGATCTACTGTAAGACCTAATGAAGACAACTCTTCAGGTGACATACTAGCACCCTTAGCTAGTGCACCTTCAGATGGTTCACCTGTAGCAGCTTCAAGCTTTTTAACTGTTTCCTCTATTGCAGGTGTAACTTTAGTAGCGTCATATGTAGCTGCTTCTTTTACTATAGGTGCTGCAACATCATCTGCAGCATCGGCTGTTGTAGTTTTTGCTGCTGTAGTATCACCTGCTTGACCTACACCTTCAGCCATCATGCCAGCTTCTTTTTGAGCTTCACTTATAGTAGCTACATCAGCAGTAGCAACCTGTGCACTTGGATCAGCCTCAAACTCAGTAGTAGACTGCATACGTTGTTGCTTACGCTCTGCTGCTGCACGATCCTGTGCTTGCTTTAGTCCTGCCTTAGATTGGTTAAGCTTAATCTGCTCATCAGCAATAAACTTCTCTAGTGTCTCACGTTGTGGATCGTCTTGCTCTAACCCAGCTAACTGATTCATGTAGTTAGCAATAAGGTTTTGACTTTTAGTAACAGCACCCTGTGCAGCATCAATAGTTTCAAACACAGGTGCATCTGCTGCAGTTTGTGCTTGGTCTGATTGGTATTGCTGGTATTGCTCTATCTGTTGGTTATACTGTTGTTTCTGCTGTTGATAGCCTTTATAGATGTCACTCTCTTTATAGCCACTTATAGCTTCAGCAATAATTTTTGCATCATTCTCAGCACTTGCAGGGTTACGTACAGTTGACTTTACTGTTTGACCATTATCAAACGTAATAATCCAGTTACGCTTACCACCAGTAATAGTGTAGTTGCTAGGGTCTTCTGGCAAGTCACCACTAGTTAATAAGTTTTTAACACCTTCTTTAAGATGGGCAGTATTACCTGCACCTGTACCTTCTAAGTAAGAAGTAACATCAGGGGCTTCTACAGCTTCAGGTAGACCCTGTGATGGATCGTATGCAGGTTCTCCTATAGGTTGTTCTATCTCATTATCACGCTTTGGATCAGGAAATTCAAGGTCAGGGTTAGGGTTAGGCAACGGAGTGACACCTGCATCGCCACCCATTGTACCAGCCATTTGTTGTTGTAAACGTTGATACTCACCCATTAGATTAGCTGTAGGGTTTTTCTTTTGGTACTCCATCAGTTCTTCCATAGAGTTAAACTGACCGCCTTGCTGTTGAGGTGTACCACCTTGTTGCCCTACACCCATAGCAAAGCCACCTGTTTGCATAGCAATAGGCTGTTGCTGCTGTTGCATATTAGGTTGAGCATACAAGCGATTGTAGTCTAGTGGAGGCATCATAGGTTGCTGCTGCATAGGCATAGGAGGAGCCATGTAGCCACCTACTTGCATAGCCATCTGTGGGCCACCCTCGACACGAGCTTTAGCCATCTGTGCATAGCGTCCCATCATTGATGCAGCTTTAGGGCTAGACATCATGAACTTATTAATGTCATCCTGTTGCGCTGGGCCTGTGTAGCCCATCTTAGATAACAGTGTTTGTTGTTGTTGCGGTGTGAATCCACCAAAACGTTTAGCCATAATGTTTTACCTTGTTATTTATTCATTGTCATCCATACTGCGCCAGCAATAAATGTCAGTACAGCGACAGTGACTAGTCTCGTTACAGTAGACCACACAGATTTACGAGTATCACGCCATGCTTCTAGTAAGCTACGCATCTCAGTAATATCTTTTTGTGCTGAGTCATCCAATAAGCCGATAGAGCGTAGAGCCTCTTTAGCTCCACGCCTAGCTGCACGATCTAGCATCTCTTCTAGCTCTTCTGGGGAAAGATTTACTTCACTCATAGTTTAACTCATAAATGCTGAAAAGTCAAGTCTTATTACGGTTTAACAGGCCAATCAGCTTCTTCTAAGTTAGGCCAGTTAGCGTGTGCAGTAATGTCACGTAGTGCTTGACGATACGTAGTCATCTCAGCAGTGAGTGTGTTATCTGATAGAGCTAGATAGTCTGTCTCAGCTAGTAGATCATCACGTGTCTTACGGTTAGTCTCAGCAGTCTTAGCATCTAGTGTAGCCTGATATGCTGCCTCATGTTCTGCTTTAGTTGTGACTACTTCGTTACCATCCTCGTCTGTCTCTGTAGTATCAGCAAACATGTCTACTGCTGTGTACTCAATCATCCAGTAACCAGCAATGATGTCTTCACCTACCATCTCAGGCATAGGTGCATCTTCTTCTGTGTACTGACCAATGACAGGACGTGTAGGTAGAGCATTACGCTGTGCTGTCTGGTAAGCCCCTAGAGTAGGCTTTGGCCCTTCTAGTACACCTACCATGCCATACTTCTGCATGATACCCTGTGTGATGTTCTT